AGCGCGCCGCCAGCAATGTTGCCTGATTGATCTTCAGGCCCGATTGTTGCATAGAGGGGGCGGCACCTATCCGGGTGTCGCCCCTTTCTTATTGAGGACCGATCAATGGGCGTGCTTTCAGAATATCAAACCCCCCGAGTAGATGTGCCGTTGGGGCAAGACCAGGTGGTGTCTCTTCGGGGCCTCAACCTGGATGACTTCGCACTTCTGCTTCAGGATCACTTGGAGCCGATCTCCAAGGCGGTGCAGCTTTGGCAGCAGTCGAAGCAGGACATCTACACGTCGAAGAACATGCAGGGCTTCCTCATGTCGATCATCAAAGACTTCCCCGGTCTGGTGACGGAAGTTATTTCCATCGCCGCCGATGAGCCCGACGCCAAGAAGGTGAAACTCGGGCTCGGTTTCCAGACTTCCGCTATCGCCGCGATCTCGAAGCTCACGCTGGAAGAAGCCGGTGGCCTGGGAAACCTTTTCGCGTCACTCGCCGCGCTCGCAAGGGGCGCGCTTCAAAACGCGAGCGAGATGTCGCAGCAAGCAACCCGGTCGCGCGGTTCTATTGGGGAATAAGGGAGGACGTTAGCTTCCTGCACTCGCTAGGCCACTCCCAGGCCAACCGCTACCCGCTGGCGAAGGTGTGGTCGGAATGCGATACGGCGAGGCGAAGGGTCAACGAACAAATCGCGTTCCAGGCTGGCATCGACAAGCTAGTCCAGGTCGCAGTCCACGGCGGGAAGAAGGGCCAGGCTCTCTTCAAGCAGCAGATTAAGGAGTTGGCAGATGGCGGGAGCACTTAATCGCCGCGACATTGAAATGATCTTCCGCGCCGAGACGGACAAGGCAACTCGTCCTATCGGTGAATTGACCCGCGACGTGAAGACGCTCCGGTCGGCGCTGGAAGATCAAATCAAGACGGCCGAGCGGGGAGAAGTCTCGCTCGACAAGCTCGCCACCACCACCCGCGATTTGAAGAAGGCGCAGGAGGAATTGGGCACCGCCCGGTCCCTCCTGACTTCTTTGAACGGTCAGGTGTCCGCGCTCGAAAAGGCGGAACAGAAGCTCGAAGCCGCCAGTGCGAAATACAACGACCTGAAGAACCAGGTCGATGCGGCCGAGAAGCCGACGAAGCGCCTGACGAATTCGATGGAAGCCGCTGGCCGGGCGCAATCGGCCGCCGCTGAATCGGTCGAGCGGATCGGCGCTGAAGTCGCGCAGACCCGCGCACAGATTGAAGGGATCATCGGTCCCGTCACCAACTTCGGCGAGTCCTTCAAGACCATCGCCGACACGTCGCGTGAGATCGCGCGCGGCCTTGCCGTGGCCGGTGCAGCGTCGGACGACTTCAAGGCCAAGCTCGCCGCCCTGGACGCGCAGCAGTCGAAGACCAACGCCGATGCCAGCTTCCAGAAGCAGGGCCAGGACGCCGGGCTCCTGCAATCGCAGATCGACTACATCTCGCAATTCGAGAACCGCGTCGAGCTATTGAACCAGGCCAAGCGCGAGTTGACGCAGCAGAACGCGGCGTTCGATCAGGCGCTCCGCGCGCAGGAGGCGAAGGAGGGCGCGGACAATGTGAACCGCCTCCGCGCCGCTTTCGAGGCGACGGCGGCCGAGCAGCAGCGGATCGAACAGGTCAACGCTTTCCGCACCATCGCGGCAGATGCAAACGCCGCCGCGACCGATGTTTCGCGCTTCGGCACCACGGCCGATACCACGTCGGCGAGCGCCACGCGCCTGGCCGATGCGATCCTGGCGATCACGGCTCCGGCGTCGGCCGCCAACCAGTCTATCGACGGCCTGGAAGAATCGGTCAAGCAGGCCGCGTCGATCCTGGATGGCGAGGGCAACCGCTCGCTTCAGCAATACAACGTGGCGATGGGCGAGCTTGCGGCGGCCAATGCAGCGGCCATGCGGATCGCGAAGGATGTTGACGGCTACCGGACGCAGCAGGAGGCCCTTGCGCGCTCCACGGCGGCCTTCCAGGCGGCGCAGGCGGAAGTCAAGCGGCTCGCGGCGGACCTGGCTACGGCCGACACGCCAACCGACGAGATGGCGAAGGCGTTGTCGCGTGCGGAGGCGGCGCTGGAAGCGGCCGGGCGCGAGATGCAGCGCGACGGCAACCTGGCCGAGCAGATGGGTGGCAAGCTCCGCAAGGCAGGCGTGGATGTCAACGATCTCACCCAGGCCGAGCAGCGGTTGACCCAGGCCGCCAAGGAAGCGGCAGCGGCGCAGAACGAGATCGCGGGCAAGACCGGGGGAGCGTCGACTCCTTTCGGCTTCAGCCTTCAGGACATGCAGAACCTTGGCTACCAGGTCAACGATCTCATCACCCAGGTTGCATCCGGGACCCCGATCACCCAGGCGTTCGCGCAGCAGTTCGGTCAGATTTACCAAATCCCGGCGATGCAGAATCTCATCGCCCGGTTCGCGGTCTTCATCCCCCTCGTCGCGGCGGCAGCGGTTGCGGTCGGCACCCTGGCGGCGGCGATCTCGCGCGCCGGGGATCGCGCGGAAGCCCTGAAGTCGGCCGAAGCCTACATCGCGCGGATCGGCGACGGCGGCGACATCACCGCGCAGCAGATGGCGAACGCCAGTATCGCATTGCAGGACTTCGGCGTCTCGGCCGAAGACGCGATGACGATCCTTCAGAATCTCAACGAAGCCGGGCTTGACCCGCAATACATCGACGCCTTCACCGTGGCGATCAAGAATGCCAGCGACGCGACCGGCGTGGAAATGCCGGAGGCGGCACAACTGCTGACCGACGCGCTCTCCGGCGGCTATGACCAGGTGGTGAAGCTCGACGAGCAATTCAACTTCCTCACGGTGTCGGAGCGCGAGCACATCCGCGCCATGTATGACAGCGGGCAGGAGTCCGAAGCTCGCCGGATCGTCTTCGACCGCTTCTATGCGTCGATGGACGAAGGCGCGTCGAAGATGAATGGGCCGTGGAAGAACGCGGTTGACAATTTCAAGGGTGCCTTCCGCTCCTTCCTGGATTATCTCGGCTCGACGACGGTGGTGAAAGACTTCATCGCCGACGTGAACAACGCCCTGGTCGGCCTCAACTATCTGCTGCTGCGCGCCAGGGGCTTCTCTCATGAGCAAGCGGGCAATGCGGCGGTCAACGGTCAAGGTCGGGCTCCGCAGGCACCACAGCGGCCCCAGGGCGACCCCAGGGGTGGCCGCACCACCGGCCCGACGAAGGAAGGCCAGGACGCCATCGCCGATGCACAGCGGGAGTTGAAGGCCCGCAAGCTGCTGACGCGCGAAGAGCGACTCCGCAATGCCGAGATCGAAGCCCGCCGCAAGGCACCGTCCGGCGCGTCGGATGAAGAGCGTGACCAGTTGGCGGCGCTTGCCCGGCAGAAGGAGTCCAATGCGCTCGCCGAAGAGGGGCGCAAGAAGGGCGCGAGCGCGGCGAAGAAGGCACAGTCCGAGCGGGACAAGGCGGCGCGCGAAGCCGCTGCGCTTCAGAACCGGATCGAGTCGGCGGAGGAATCCCTTCAGTCCGGCCTTGACGGCATGGATGCAAAGGTGGCGAAGGTTGCGACCGGCGGCATCACCGAAGCCCTGGCCAATGCTTCGACCGCCGTGGACAAGCAGTATGACCGGCTCTACCGGAAGCTCGACGACTTCGCCAAGCTGACGCAGGGCAAGGGCACCATCGGTGGGCTCACCATCGACGCCTACCGCGCGCAGCTTGACGCGAACAAGACGATCCTGACGCAGCAGGCGCAGTTGAAGGTCTATGAGGATCAGGTCAACGATGTCCTCAACCAGCGCAAACAGCTTCTCGCCGACATTGAAGAGCGTGCTAACCGTGGTGCTATCACTTCGGCGCAGGCGATCAAAGAATCGTCGGAAGTAACTTCGCGCCTCAACCCGGTCATCCAGCAACTCGCGGGTGCGGCCGGTCAATTCGCCACGTCTATCGCTGGTGCTACGCCCTCGCCCGAGCTTCAGGCGTTCCTCGATAAGATGGAGCGTATCAGCGGGCAGGCGCAGCAGGGTCCGATGCAGTCGGATGTCGCCAAGACCGCCAACACCCGGCTCGGCGCGGAGGAAGCCAAGCTCAACCAAATCATCGCCGAGCGGAACAACCTGATCTCGGCGAACAACACCCTCGTCGAGCTTGGGCTGAAGACCCAGGCCGACGCGCAGCGTGACACGGCGGCAGCTTTCGCCACAAGCCAGCCGATGATTGCCGAGCAAGTGCGGGTCATCCAGCAGACCCTTGATCTCATGCGCCAGCTTGGGGTGATCCAGCCCCAGGTCTATGACGCATGGATCGCGAAGTTGCAGGCCGTGACCGCGCAATCGACCTACACGAATGAGAACGTGCTGAAGCTCAACAACCTGGTGCAGAACCAGTTGCTTCAGGGCGGCATGAATATGTTCGACTCCTTCGCGAAGGGTCTTGCCGGTCTTGCCACCGGCACGATGAGCGTGGGCGACGCATTCAACGGACTGCTTGATACCTTCCTCAACTTCGCGGCCACATTCCTGGCCGAGATCGCGAAGATGATTATCCAGGCGCTCATCCTGAAGGCGATCCAGTCGGCGCTCGGCCTGCCGGGCGGTGGCGGTGGCCTGGGTGGTTTCTTCTTCCATAGCGGCACCGGCCCTGGCGGCGTCGGCGGCGGCTCGTCGCGTCGCACCCGGTCGAGCTTCGACCTTCACCCGTCGATGTTGGCCGCCGTGCCCCGCTATCATGAGGGCACCCAGGGCGCGGGCCTGAAGAACAATGAGATGGTGGCGGTCCTGGAACGCGGCGAGAAGGTCTTGACCGAAGAGCAGCAGCGGGCGGAGGCCAAGCGGGCGGCCGGTTCCGGCGAGTCGGCCACCGGCTTGCGCCAGGTGCTCGCGTTCGGTGATGACCAGGTTGCGGCGGCGATGCAGGGCATGGCAGGAGAGAAGGTGACAGTGACGCATCTTCGTCGTAATGTGCCGCTGATTAAGCAATTGCTGAAGGACTGATATGGAACCGACTCTGCCTGTGTGGAGCATCCGTCCTAACTGGAAGGGTGGCATCCTGGAACGCCTGGAATGGCTGACGGACGTGCTCACGTCGTCGAGCGGGGCCGAGCAGCGCCGGTCACTCCGCGTATCCCCGCGCCGCTCCTTGGAGATCACGATCAACCCGACTCACAATGAGCGGTCCTTCGTCGATCTCCTGCTTCACCGGCAGGGCAGCAGCGATTGGCTCTTCCCCATCTGGTTCGACAAGGCTCGGCTGTCCGCCAGCGCCGACGAGGGCGACGAGCGGATCAACTTCGACAACACCTACCGCGAGCATGGCGTGGGCGGGCTGGCGATCCTCTACAAAGACGCCTGGACCTGGGAAGTGATCTCCATCGGCGGGCAGGATGTCAACGGCCTGGACCTGGACGTGCCGCTCGACGGTGACTGGCCCAAAGGCACGTCGGTCTATCCGCTCCGCCACGCCCGGCTTCAGAACGAGACGGAGCTTCGCGCGCTGTCCTCGCGCGTCGGCGAGTCCGTGCTGCTGTGGACGATGGTGGAGGCGAACGAGTATTTCGCGGTCATGCCCGGCAATCACTTCGAGGGGCGGCCGGTCCTGGTGGACGCGCCGAACCGCTCGTCGGACATCACCGTCAACCACACCCGCCTGTCCGAAGATCGAGACAACACCACCGGCATCCCCTATCGGATCGACCCGGTGGATCGCGCCTTTCAGGTCCAGTCGCATAGCTACATGCGCCACGGCCGACAAGCGCAGTCCGAGTTTCGGTCAATGCTCTACTGGCTTCGCGGTCGGCAGCGGTCGGTCTGGATTCCCTCCTACAATGAGGACTTCGTGACCAGTCGCGCGGCGCTCAACGGGGCGCTGAATCTCGACATCCAGAAGATCGGCATGAGCTATGCGGGCCAGGGCGAGATCATCCCCGGCCGCGACGTGATCCGGGTCAACGGCGTCTCGGCACGAATCACTGACCTGGGAGCCCCGCAGTCGCCCCAGGAAGAGCGATTGAGGATCGGGGCAGGCTTGGGTGCCGCGATCCCTGTGGGCCGCCGTGGGAGCTTCATGGCCCCGGCCAGGCTCAATCAGGATGCCGTCGAGATTCAGCACCACGCCGACACCGATGGCGCGATGGAGTGCTCCGTCACCTGGAAGACCTTCAGCGACACGCGCAACCCCGGCGGCGTGATCTACGTCCCCATCCCGGTCGGCGTGAAGAACATCCTGCCGTGCGGCATCGACTTCGGCGAGCCGCAATATCTCAACGTGGATGCAAAGGCGTTCGGCGGCGCGGGCGGATCGGTCTATGTCAACGCCCTGCCAGACCAATTCCTCTATGTGACCAAGCCCTCCGTCGCGAACGATCCGGGGCTCATGTGGGATGGCTGGTCGGCCTGGAACAATGACGCGGGCATCGGCGGCGGCAACTCCCCGGTCCCCGGTCAGACCTGGACGAATCGCTTCTACGTCTATGGCAAGCTCTACGGCGGCGCGGAAGTGCTGATTTATGACCCATACCAGCACGGCATGTCGAACCTGTTGCAGCCTACGGAGGCCGCCGCCTTCGCTGAAGCTGCCGATCTCATGCCGGTGGTCTTGACCGGCTACACGCAGTATCGGGTCACGTCGCCCTTCGACAACAACCCGAGCGATAACCGTGGCGGTATCTCGCTTATCGCACAGATTGGAACGGTGTGATGTCCTACAACTCGGCAGAAATTTCCAACGAAGACGGTCGGCCGATTGCCCTCTATACGCTGGAATGGGGCAACACCATCTGGCGCTACACGTCGGCGGATCGGGACATCGAATATCCGGTGGGATCGGGCAACCTGTTTCTCGCCAAGGCTGTGTCCGATGGCGGCAT